GAAGGATGCGGCTGGTCACCTGTTGGCCAAATAGATATGGAGGACGCAGATGATTGAGTCTATAGCCATATGGGTATTAGCAAACGCTGTTGTGGTCCTTGTGTGGGCTGGGCTATGTTATTACTGGAGGAACGATGGGCAAGGGAAGTAAGCAAAGGCCAACAAATAAGCTAAGCTTTGATGAGAACTTTGACAGAATATTCGGAGGGAGAAATCGTGTACAATATCAAGCAGGAAATCAAGAAAGCGAATCGGGACGCCGACATGGCACTGATGCGAGTCCAAGTGAAGGTCATTTTACGCCATGTCAGAACGTTCCTAACAAGGAGTAGACAGTGGCTAGAACAAGGGCGCAAGAGAATCAGCAGATACGCAAAGAGGCTTTACGCGAGTACATTAAGGAGCGTGGGTCAGTTCAGTATCTATTTGATCTCATCGAAAAAATCGAAGAGCTAGACCCTGATTCATCGACATTTACGAACGATCTTCAGAAGAACAAAGTGGCACTCGATGCTCGCATTAAGATGATAGGCAAGTATATGCCAGACCTGAAGGCTCAAGAGCTTGATCTAACATCGAGTGATGGCGCAATGCACATGCCTACGATCATTGAGTTGATAGCAAAGCATGAACGCGAGGATTGAGCTTCCGCCTAAAATAGTTGACCTGTTCAATGGCGAGGCTCGTTACCGTGTAGCGTATGGCGGCAGGGGGTCAGGTAAGACTAGATCGTTTGCATTGATGTCTGCTGTATACGGTTATAAGTGGGGCATGTCAGGCAAGCAGGGTCAGATACTCTGTGCTCGTGAGCATTTAAACTCGTTGGATGAGTCATCACTCGAAGAGGTCAAGTCTGCGATTAGGTCGGTTGACTGGCTCGACGCTTATTATGAGATCGGTGAGAAGTTCGTTAGGTCGAAGGATGGTCGGATCAATTACGTGTTCGCTGGTCTAAGGCGAAACCTAGACTCGATCAAGTCAAAGGCTAGGATCATACTGGCTTGGGTAGACGAGGCTGAGAACGTATCCGAAGGCGCATGGCAGAAGCTTATCCCTACGGTTCGAGAAGACGACTCCGAGATCTGGGTCACGTACAATCCAGAGTCAAAGCATTCGGCTGTACACCAGCGTTTTAGAGTGGCGCCAAGTAACGATGTAAAGATCTGCGAGATCAACTGGCGTGACAACCCGTGGTTCCCTGATGTACTAAACCAAGAGCGGCTGAACGACAAAGAATTAAGACCGGATGTCTATGATCACATCTGGGAAGGCGAGTTCCTGATACACGTAGAAGGCGCCTATTACACCGTAGAGATGCGAGAGGCTAACGCTGAGGGCAGAATAGGTCCGGTGCCTTATGATCGCTCTGTGGGCGTTGTGACGGCTTGGGACTTAGGTGTCGGTGACTCTACAGCGATCTGGTTCGCTCAGATGGTAGGCCCAGAGGTCAGGCTGATTGATTACTATGAGTCATCTGGTGTTGGATTGGATCACTATGTGTCTGTTCTCAATTCGCGGGGATACAACTACACCGATCACATTCTGCCGCATGACGTTCGGGTTCGAGAGCTGGGAACGGGCAAGTCAAGGCTGGAGACATTGGATGCGCTTGGCGTGAGGCCGATTACAATCGCTCCACAGCTCATGGTGGACGATGGAATACAAGCGGTCAGGTCTATGCTTAATCGCGCTTGGTTTGACGCTGAGAAGTGCGAGAGGGGCATTGACTGTCTCAGGCAGTATCGAAGGGACTACGATGAGAACAACAAGTCGTTCAAGGCAAGGCCACTGCATGACTGGTCATCTCACGGCGCCGATGCCATGAGGTATCTTGCGGTTGGGTTCAGGCCTATGAGTAACTGGGGCGATCCTATACGCAGGAATTTAAAGGGCGTGGCGTAATGTGGTACAATCACGAGACTATTGATCACGGTGTTTGTTATGGCAAAGCGTAAAGCACTCGGCCTTATTGATGAGGCTGTCGAAGGCGTTAAAGATCTGCTGTTTATGCACAACACCAGCGCCAAGAAGCTTGCGAGACAGGAAGCCATAGGCGGCCTACCGAATCCTTCAATTGCGGTGACTCAGAAAGACATTCCATTTGAGGGCTTTGGCGAGATTACTCTGGTAGGGAAACCGGACAGGTTTGATCCTGCGCTTAAAGGAAATCCGCTTTACTCTGCTGACGCTTATACGATCAGAGCGCCATCGCCGGTTAGGCTTGCTAAGTCAAGTGCTACCAACGACTTCGATAATGACTTTAGGGCGTATAGGGAGTTCGGGAACGTAGACGACCCGTCTTACAATTTATCTCAGCTAAAGTATAAGTCTAATGCTAGCCCATACGACTATGCTCAGGTAAGCGATTTTCTCGAGTACAATACAGCCGCAAGCGTTAAGTTCTTCAATGATATTGGCGTTGATGTTCCAAGGAAGCGAGACGGTGACGTTGATCTCTACGCTCTGAGCGAGCTGAAAATGCAGTACGCAGATAAGTTCGATGAGTGGAAAGATGGCTTGATGAACAAATACTTCGATCCAGATGAGTATTTCGTTACCAATCCTGATTACGACAGATACAGCGAAAGACCGAACCTGAAGCCATACACTGCTGAGAATCTATCTAAGTGGATGAGCAAGAATGCTGGAGCTGGCAAAGAAAGCACCATGACGTTTGGGGCTGGCAACCTACGAGCATCAACGACAGAGCAACTCAAGAGCCTTCAGGATGCAAGGCAGAGAAAAGGTCTGTTGCAGTCTGGGGAAGAGGTTTCTGTCGCCAAGAGCACAGCTAACGAAATACTGTCTGACTTACAGGATTTGCTGAAAAAGTATTACAAATACGAAACTGGATCTTTTTATTACTTTGACGAAGTCGGCAAAATGATTGCTGAGTCAGAGAAAATTGGGATAGATCAGGCATTAAAAAAGTTTGATTTTGAAGATGTGCCTAACGACATTAAAAATGTAATAAACGAGTATCGAGATTACCTTCGATCTGCGCCAACTGAATACTTTGAATCAAAGCCTGAGCGTGCTGTACAGATGTCCGACTTTGCTGGAGCAATAGTTCCAGAGAATACGCCAAAAGGTTTGATTGACCGGCTAACAGATGCTGGCCTTCAGGTAGAGAAATATGGTGATGAAGCTGAGCGTGTTGCCGCAAGAAACAAATTTAAAGATTACATGTTTGTGCGCCCAGAGGCCGCGATAACGGCAGGGCTATTAACTGCCGGTGCATTAACTTCAAAGGATGTAGAAGCCGGCGTATTATCTGCTGGAACGAAAGCGGCACGATCAATAGGCGATGAGGTCAAGCGCCTTGTTGACATGGGATACCCAGAATCTGTTGCTCAGCGTATAGCATCTGGCGAGCTTCCGATGGATTACGCCAGTATTGTACAGAGGGCGAAAGAGCAAGGATACGGAGACATTACTGATCCTGCTAACCGCTTTTATCATGGTACTAGTGCAGATATAAGAGAAATTTTAAATTCAGAATCTGGTGCGCTTGGTGGTGAAGGTGTGTACATAACTCCGTCACCAGAAAAGGCAAGCGGATACGCGCAGATAGCAGAGCGCATACTGCATAGAGGGACTTCTCAAAACGTCTTGCCTTTGGTAACAAATATAAACAACCCGTATCACTTTGAAGATTATTCCAATATCCCAATAGGCGGAATAAACGATGAGCTTTTAAGGAACTTGGGATACGATGCTCTTTCGGTCAGCAACAAAGGCGGTCCGGTTGAAGAGCTTAAGGTTCCAAGTAACAGGGTTCGCTCAGTTAACGCCGCATTCGACCCTGAGTATGTTGGACCGAACATATTGGGCAATGCCAATCCAATGTTATTAGCCGGCCTTGCTGGTGGCTCATTGTTAGGTGCCGCTGTAATGCCAAAAAATGCGGAGGCAGGTCCATTGAAAAACGTATCCAAACTACGCAACGTATTCCCAGCTCCACAACGATTCTTTGACCCAGAAGACAAGGCATTTAAGCCATTCTTAGGACAGCAGTTTGAGCCGCAGGCTGGCGGTAGATACTTGCAGATGGGTGATGGCGCACCAAAAGACATTACAGGTGAGTATCCCAACTACGGACTGTTATCGGTAAGCCCAGAAGGTAAACCGGCGTTTCAGGTATCGGATGCGCCGGCTGAGGCTGGAGCCAAGACGGGAAGAAAGATCAAGACAAATCTATTCAAGCGAAAGGCTGGATGGAAGTGGACTCAGGCTCCAGAAGGGTTCGATCCAGATCCCGCTGGCGACTTCCCATTGATCTCAGTTCAAGACGGCAAACAGCATTATTACACGCTGTCTACCGAGTTCCCTGAAGGCGTAGAGCTGACACGCTACGAAAAGTCTGCTACCGAACCAAGACTGAGACCTACTCGACAGGGAGCGGTTGAGCTGGGGAATGTTGTCGGTGAGATCTCGGTGCGCGGCAAGAAGCATCCAGTGTACGACAGGGCTACAGTAAAAGGCGTTGCCGGCGCAGGAATGGCTATTGGCACAGCAGGGCTTACGGTTGGCTCTCAGGACGTTGACGCATCTCTATTGGGTGTTGGTTCTACTATTGGCAAAAAGGCAGAGGATATGCTCGGCATGGCGATGACCATGCGAGACCGTGGCGTAGATCCTGCTGAGATTTGGAATAAGACCGGCTGGGAATTCAACGAGTATGATGGCCGGTGGCGAACAGAGCACAGCAACTACGAGAGCACTAAGATCAACATGCCTGAGCAGGCCGGTGTTTATCCGATTACTGACGTGGTAGATGATCCAGACTTGCTCGGCGCTTATGACAACGATGAAAGCGCAAACAGAGTAATGGATACGTATGGCCTTGATACGGCCATGAACAGGAAGCTCAGCTCACTCAAGGTTGAAATAACTCCAGAGCTTGCACCAAATGAAGCCATGCTCGATGGCCCATTAATTCGAGTTGGTCAAGGCACGAGCCCAGAACAGTTTAGGGCTACCATTCTGCATGAAATGCAACACTCCATTCAGGAAAACGAATCATTCGCTGTTGGCGGCAACGAGGATTTGTTTAGAGACCGAAGGGACGCATATCAGTCGGGTGAGTTTGGTGAAAGCAAGCAGTCGGTAGAGCGCAAGCTTGGCATTATCCGCGATGTTATAGCCAACCCGCCGCAGGATGCTTCTATTCAGCAGATGTCAGAGCTTTACAGAATGCTGGATCGAGGAGAAAACAAGTTAAGGGCGATGAGCGCATACGAGCGTGATTCATTGCAGGGCCAGAGATCTCCGTATCAAATGTACGAAGCAATGATGGGTGAGGTTGAGGCTAGAAACATAGAGGAGCGAGATCAGCCTCGCGGCCTGATGCGAGAGTTCATGCCTGAGTCAACCGAGGACCCAAGATTCCCGCGCAATGAGCAGGTTGTGATGGATCGCTCTCTCAGCCCGTACTTAGATGAAGATATGGAGGTTGTTCCATACAGACAGCCGCTAGACATTAACTATCCTAGACAGGTGACCGTAGGCGAAGCCAAGACACCAGAGGCTAATTACAACCTTCTTGACGCTGTAGTTCCGGCTGTAGCGGCGGCGTATGATTACGGGGATGGAGCTAACTTCCCAGTTCGCCCAGCACAAGGCTTGTTGGCGCCTGAGCCTAAAGCACAGAAGTCAGACATAAAGCCAACGCCGTCTGTAGTTCCAATGGGTGTGCCAATCAATCCATACACGTTCCTGATGTCTACCGGAGCAGATCAGGGTGAGGCGGCTCGATACGTTACGGATGCCTACACAAACATTGCTAGGGGCGCAGGAAACGCAATGGCAGGCTTTGGTGGCGAAATGGAGACTCTCGGCAAGGGATTGATGTATGCTTTGACAGGTCAGGGCTTAGGTGGATCACCGTTCAGTCGATTCATGCAGGTTCTTAATAAGTACGATCCACAACTGCCGAACACTCAGGATGTTAGTCAGGTTCCAGCATTGTTGCCAAACGTTAGCCCAATGACGGAAGAAGAGCGTAGAATGTATCAGCTAGCAGGCGAGTTCTTATCACCGCTATAGGACGATTATGAAACCAAGTAAGGGCAAGGCAAGGGTCAAGGTCACATCGACCGGAAAGAAGGTCTCATACGGCCAAAAGGGCGCCAGTGTGAAGCCAAGCACAAAGAAGGGTGACGCATACTGTGCTCGATCAGCCGGACAGATGAGAGACTTCCCGAAGGCGGCTAAAGACCCGAATTCACCACTGAGATTATCAAGAAAACGTTGGAAGTGCTCAGGCACTAAATCGAGGAGAAAGTAATGAAGCCATGCAAAGGCTGTCCGACACCAACGAAATGCAGAGCGGCAGGCAAGTGTTTGGGTAAAAAACCAAAGAAGAAGCGCGGCAAGTAATGTGGTAAACTAGGCCACGAGGAGAAACAATGGCGCTACAAACTTATTCAGAGCTGAAGACCGCTGTCGCTGATTTTCTCAACAGAGACGATCTTACTTCAGTCATACCTACCTTTATTGCACTCGCTGAGTCTCAGATTCACCGTGACATACGCCATTGGAAGATGGAAAAACGCGCCACTGGTGAGCTGGATTCAGAGTATTCAAAGATACCTACCGACTGGGTTGAGACGATTCAGATGCACGTAACGGGTCAGGGAACATCACCTGTTAACTTCGCATCGAGACAGACAATTGCAGACAGACGATACAAGAATGAAGATACCGCCGGTACTCCGCTGTACTACTGTCACGCAGATTCATCGTTTGAGCTGTGGCCAACGCCAGACGAGACCTATACTATCGAACTACTCTATTATGGTAAAATACAAGCACTGAGCGATAGTAACGCTGATAACTGGTTGCTATTGGACGCGCCTGACGTCTACCTGTATGGGGCATTGATTCACTCTGCGCCCTACTTGCAGGAAGATGAAAGGGTCGCCATCTGGGCGCAACTATACTCAGCGGCTGTAAAACGATTGAACGAACAGTCAGAGCAATCAAGGATGAGCGGGTCTGGCTTAACTATGAAAGTGCGCGGTCTTGGCGGATCGCAAAGGAGATTTTAATGAGCTTTACTAACTACCTTGAGGATAAGGTCCTCAACCACGTATTCGGTGGCACTGCGTATACTGCGCCTTCGACTCTTTATGTGGGTCTGTTCACGACTGCGCCTAGCGACTCGTCTGCCGGTACTGAAGTATCTGGTGGATCATATGCTCGCCAGTCGGTAGCAATGTCAGTATCTGGCACGAGCCCCACTGAGGCGGACAACGACTCTGCTATCGAGTTCCCTACGGCTACGGCTAACTGGGGTACTGTTTCATACGCAGGCGTGTACGATGCCTCTACTGGTGGAAACCTGCTGGCATACGCACAGCTAACCGATCCTGCTGACTTTTCTACTCCATTGCCCAAGGCGATTACTACCGGTGATATTTTCCGCATCGCGGCAGGCAACCTGAAAATTCGCTTAGACTAATAGGTAGATCACATGACGACAATAGTTACCCGCGCTGGCAAGGGCTCGGCGCTTACTCACAATGAGCTTGACACAAACTTTACCAATCTAAATACGGATAAGGTTGAAGCATCTGGCGATTCCATGACGGGTGACTTGTCGTTTGGTGATAGCGTCAAGGCGAAGTTTGGTGCTGGTGATGACCTACAGATTTACCATGATGGGTCTAATAGTTATATATCTGATGCGGGATCTGGTGAGTTAACGCTAACTTCAAATGCTTTGAGAATAAAATCAACAACCGGTGAAGCGTCTGCCGCATTTATTCAGGACGATGCCGTATTTCTGTATTACAACAACAATCTAAAATTAAAAACTGCATCCACAGGCGTAGACGTAACAGGCACACTCACGGCTGATGGTGTTGATGTAGGAAATGACGGTCAAATATATTTTGCTTCGCCGGCGGCTCGTATTCAAGGAACGTCATCTGGTGCGGATAATATTAATATCTACTTAAATAACTCACTTGTAACAAAGTTTGCGGCAGGCGGAGACATCTCATTCTACGAAGACACGGGCACTACCCCAAAGTTCTTTTGGGACGCTTCTGCTGAGTCGCTAGGTTTGGGAACTTCGAGCCCTGCTACAGCTTTAGAAGTAAAAGGCGATGGGGCGGCAA